GAATCCTTTTTATTTCAATCTCCATCAACGCAAAGGTCTCATCTGTGAAACGACCACCTTTAAACGCTTTCAAGAGTTTCTCTAGCCTATTTGCTAATTGCTCTCTTTTAAATTCACTCTTTACTGAGATAGTTGGAGTCTCTGGGTTTGCTGCCCATAATACTGCACTACCTTCGTAAAGTTTAAGTTCACTTATTGTTCTTATTCCGTTTTTATCTACGCTTGAATTAATTGTACTAAATCCAATTGAATGCTGATTGATAAGACCTGCATCGTACATCTTAATCATATCTTCTCCTTTCTCAGTTTCTACTATTGGAGTGATTGCGATAAGCATATCTCCTTCAATGTATAATTGCTCTGGCTTACCTATTACGGCTTCCATTTCAGCACAATGGTCAACTAAAGACCATATTAAGTTTTTACCTGCTGGACCTCTTTCTTTTAGAGTCTTAGTGAAGGCTTCAGGAACTATAATGTCATTATCTAAATCTATGTTTCCTGTTCTAGCCCAAACTGCTTTAACTCTACGAGTTTCGGTATCAACATCCATTACCTCGTAACCAATATCTTGTTTTTCAACAATCGTATCTTTTGATGAGTATGTTTTCATATTGACAAAGTTATTATTTTTTTTGTTATTGTATTAGTGATGCTATAAGTTTTCCTATTGATTGACCGATTACATTTTGTAAGGCATTCCAAATAACTCCTATTCTACCCATTGGAGGATTGTCTGCTAGGGTTAAAAGTTTACCATTTGCACCTCTTACTGCTTCATATCCTAAAGTACAACGGCAATTACAAACATTAGATGCACTTGCAGATGAATCGCAAGGATGGTCCATTGGGTCGTATCTACCATTCTCTCCCATTAATCTACCTTTTATATTTGGCACTTGGAACTTTGCATTCATAGGAAGTTTAACCCCATCCATAATTAAATGGTCTGTTTGGTCTATTGGTTGCCTTCTTGTTCTAGCATCTCTTGATGCAATCCATTCTTTTAATGTAACTAATCCAGTTGCAGTTGCTCCTACTTGTGAACCTATGTTGGCTGCTCTGCCTGTTTCCGTTCTAGCAATAAGTTCGGCTCTATAATCGGTAATGCCTGAAGTTCTAAGCAAGGCAATTGTTTGTGGCAATGTAAGATTTTTCTCTGCTGACTCAATTAAGTATCTTCTTATTTGTTCTTTGGTAGTTTCGGTAATATCTGCTGCCAATTTATCTAAGCCATCATTCTGAAGGACTTGGATAATAGCATACTGAAAGGCATCGGTCTTAGCAGATTTAAACTCCATAGGCACATAAACCCCCTTTACAGACTTTTTAACGGCTTTTTCACTTATTATAGCCATTTTAGTACCCATAGCTAAATGGAGCTTGTAAATGGTCTTTTTAAGGGCTTTGTCGCTAATTTTGTTGTAGTCTAGGGTACGGCAATAGGTATTCACCTGATTTTGCAGTTCTTTCTTGAACTTAGGCGAATATTGTTTTAAGGCATTAGCATAGAGTTTCCTGTAATCTTGCCAAATCATTTTATGGGTTTAGGTTATCAGGAATATTTAAGGGTTGAAATTGGTCAGTAGGTTGCAAAGATGAAGGAATATAAAGTTTCTCCATTTCCTCTTGTGGAATATAGTCTGGAGTTCTAATGCCCATAATCTCATTCTTTTGAGAAGGTGGAATCCACCAAGCAGTATTTAACCAAGCAACTTGCTCTGTCTTATTTGCCTCTAATTCTTGATAGACCTTCATATCATATCCTACATACAATCCACTATTTCTATACCCCCAGTCAGAATGTAATTTTCTATTTAAGTTCTCAGTCAAAGAATCCAACAAAGGAATAGCACATCTTAAAGTCAATGCCTTCTCTCCCTCTAATTGATTGTTATAAGTCTTATTATCTGCATCGTTTAATAGTTGTGATGGTACTCCGTAAATATTACAAAGTGCCTTCATATCCCATTTTTCTGATTCAATAATATTAAGTTCAACAGGGCTTAAACCTATTTGTTTCCAGTCTACCTTATAACCACTTACTGCAATAGAGTTAAAATTAGCTGCACCACCTTTCTCGCTAACTGCTCTCTTTAGTGCTTGTGCTTGTGCTTGACCACTTGTAGGGTCAAATCTTTCATCGTTCATAAATAAAACACCTGCTGGTCCACCATTTTGGAATGATGCAACGGCAGCAGTCTTAGCTTCGTTACTTCTAGTTAATGTTCTTGCTGCTGCAAGTAAAGGACTTTGTCCGTATAATTGTCCACCTGTAACTGTCCATTCAGGATTGAAGTATTTGTCGTGTAAGATTTCTTTTGGGTCAAAGGACCACATTGCTCCGTAGTATAATTGGTAGCCAACTCTGGTTGGTGGGAACATTTCAATGTTGGCAATAATAGCCATATACTGAGCAGGTAAAGCAAATAGTTCAAACGGCTTACCTTGATTGTTTCCTGTTTCAATAAGTTTTCCATATATAAATGAATTTCCTGTTATTAACTTAAATCCACACCATTGCTCAACTAAATCTGCCCAAGTATCTTCTCCGTTAGGATATTTTAAAAGGTCGTTTAATCTTTGGTCTCCTGTATATATCTCAAATGCTTTCTTATGTAAATCGTTTACTTCTTGCCAGTTAGTAATCTTATCTGGTTGTTTCATCAATGATTTATATCTTTTTGCAGATACTTCATCTTTAACTTTATATACATGAAATGGAGCAAGTTTAGCTTTATCAGTAATTAGTTTTACAATTGAGTAAACAATATCGTTAGCTATATATCCATCTCTTACGAATGCTCTTGAATCACCACCTTGCCAAGTAACGATACCTCGTTGAATAGCGACACTTGTATCAAAAGGAATATTAGGTAATAGAGTGTTTATCTTCTTTTTAGTTAAGAAGTCAAAAAATGCCATATTATTAGAATTTAAACAAAGTTATGATTTTTACATCAAAATACACTTACTTGAAATCTTGGCGAATATTCAAAGAACATTCTCATAGCTAAACAATCACTAAAATCAGGAGAACGACCTATTGCTGCTTTGACTTTATCTTTAGGAATTACTCCTTTCTTCATATCATTATCTACTGACTTTTGTTTGACTTGTTCTAGTTCCTGAATGATAGTTTGTTTTTGTTTCCCATCTGCCTGAATGTAAAGTTCTGCCTTATTAATCATATCTGCTAATTTAAAATAGCATTGAGACTTTAGGTTATCAAAGTTTTCCTTTTGCCTTGTTACAGGGTTTACTAATGGAGAACTATTATTGACAAATCCTTTGCACCTAAGAATATCTACAACTCCACCTCCTACTCCATCCTCATCGCAAACAATGTTAGATGTAGGTACTTTGTGTTCGGTTGCAAAGTTCTTTATAAGTTCAGCGACCTCAACAACTGATTTACCATTGAATTGATAAAACCTAACACGAAAGCCACTCCATATACCAATAACAGTACTGTCATTACCAAAGCGTGCCACATCACAAGTAATATAAGAATCGCCAATAGAAACAAAAGTATTGGTAAAAGAATCAAGTATTTTATCATAGTCTATAAGTTGTGCAGGGTCATCTAAGTACTCCCAGTTACCAAATAAAAGCCTCTCCTTTGATACACTATCCAAAGTTAGTAAGTTCTCTTTGTAGTGCTTAGAGATAAAAGGATTGTCATCTATCAAAGAAGTTATGAATCTTTTGTTCTTAGATATTGTGCCATCTTGTTCTGGTTTGTAGAACTCCGAGTAAGTCCAGTTCTTTGCTGGGTTGCAAGTGTAAAGAATCTTAGGCACTAAATCGTTTTGGTCTAATTGAAATCTTATTCTTGATTTAATAATATTTCTAGCCTTATCATCTACTTGATTCGCCTCATCTATAAAAGCATCTGTAATCTCTAGTGAACCTAATTCATCAAAGTTAGGGTCGGAAGGGTAAGAGTAAAGGTCTTTTAGTAGTATAGTAGAACCATTAGGAAATTCTATTTGGCTTGTTTGTCCGTTAAACTTATAATGCTTATTGGCTTCTAGTCCTTGCATTTTGGCTATCTGAAAGAAGGAGACTAAGGTAGTTTCTTTTAGGGTTTTTAATACGGCTCTACCAATTAATCCTCTTGTATTGGGATATTTTAATCTTTGTTTAAGCTGCCAGTAGCAACCTAACGCAGTCTTACCACCTCCTGCTCCTCCTCCAAATAGAATCTCATTTGTTGTTTTATCTTCTAATAAGTCTAAAGCAGTCGTTTGTTTTATGGATAATTCCATTATAGGCTTCCTGTTTTTTCAACGTAAGTTTTCTTCTCCTCCCAATTTATTTGCAGTCCTCCTGATAGTTCTATCTCATTGGTTTGTTTTGCTCTGCCTTCTAGTCTATCAAGTATCTCCTGATAAGCCTTTAAATCTCCTTTGAATGCCTTTTGCAGTACCATCATATCTAATTGCTCTGCCACAGTAAACTCCTCTTTCTCACCTGTAATAGGATTAGTCTTTACTTGTACCAATTCTAACAATCTTAGCAATCTAGTCTTTGAGTTTGGTATTCCCTTCGGTCTGCCATTAGGGTTTCTAATTTCCCCTTTTTGAGCAGGTATTAAATTTTGTTCGTTTGCCATATTCTCTAATCTCTTTCTTAATTCTTACAAAGTTACTCCACAATTAGGACAACTCTTGCCACCTATTGAATTGTCCTTTGGTTCTTCTATGTCATTATTAGCAAAAGCTGGTATATCTAATCCCCAGTTATCTAAGTCTTGAATACTCCATTCGTTTGCTAATAGGTCAAAATCCCAATCGCCTGTGCTAACATTATCACGAACAATAAATTGTTTCTTTTGTTCTTCGGTTAAGTTGTTAGCGTGAATAACTGGTACATCGGTAAGTCCTGCTTCAAGACAAGCCTTTAGCCTCATATTGCCACCTAAGACCATATTGTTCTCATCTATTACAATAGGTCTAAGTTCTAACATTTGTGGGAAGTCCTGAATAGACTTTACAAGTTGCTTAAACTTGTGGTCCTTGCAAATTCTGGGATTATTAGGATTTGATTTAATTTCTTGAATCTTCATTATTTTTATCCTTTTTTTTATTTTTATCAATTAAATAAACCCATATTGCTGATAATATCATTGATACTAAAATTGATATAATAGGTATTATTAGCATCTTCCTTGTTTTACATATTTCTTAGTAGGTTTGTCTTTAGGACCAGATGTCTTTTTAGCCTTACCTTTTTTTCTTGACCCAAAGGAGACCTTGCCATTAGGATTTAGTTTCGCCATACTTTTCGTTTATTTCGTTTAACTCGGTTCTAGTCCATTTCTTTATAAGTCTTGACTGACTTTCTAAGTGTAAAACCATTCTTTCGCCTATCTTATCAATTAGGTTTTTTCGGTAGCCTATTAGGTGAAATTGGTCAAATCCATTACAAGCCTTGCACTCTCCGTTTACATTATACTCATCAAATCTTAAAGCTGAACTATTCTTGACAGGCACATAATGACCTGCATCCATTTGGGAGGTATCTTTAGTAGAGCCACACGATATGCAAGTAAAGTAACCATTTTGACTATCTCTTTGTCGTATATAACGATTAAAAATTGTTTGTGTCTTTCCTGTAAGTTTTGGAATGGTTTGTAATGCCATACCACAAAATTAGATTATTTCTTAATACGGAACACTATTTTTCGTTCTTTGTAATCAAAACGCTTCTTTTTTAGTGGGTTAAGGCTTTCCTTTATTTGGTACTCGTTTACTCCAGTTACTCTTTTTGCGTAGGCTACTGACTTAAATTCTATTTCCTCTTTTGTATCTATAAATATTAATCTTATTGGTTGTGCGTTTTCGTGTCCTCTTATCTTACTCATATTTTTGGATGTATTCTTTTATTTCTATGTAAATCATTACAGAGCAGTAAACACAAAGGAATACTGGAACTGAGATAAAAAAGAATTTAATCATTCCTAGTGTCTCTTTCATTTTGGTATTTTTTAGGTTTATTCATTTTTACTTTGCCTTTCTCGGTCATATAGATTCCTTTAATGGATTCTTTAAATTGTTCCTTTTCTTGTTTGCTTATATCTGGGTGGTACTTAATCCTGATAAGCACATCCTCCATAGGTATATAATTCTCTATCATAAGTTTATTTTAAAATACTTGGCATAAGATTTTTGTATATAGTAAAACAATAATTCCTTTTGTTTTATTTTATCAAATGTTCTTCTAAGTTCCCATTTTGGGAATGTTTCATTCCTAATAGTTAAATAATGCGTTTTATTCTTGTTTATAATTATATGAACATCAGGTTTAATATTCTTAGATTCATATCCAGTAAAGGAGTTTACAATTATATCTTTAAATGGGAAATCGTTTATAAAATCAGTATTTATATGCTTTATTTCTAATTTAGTTTCTACTCCATCTTTAGTAACAAACATATCCCCTTGGTCGGCATATATTGAGAATGCTCCTGCGTTATAAGGTGCTATTACTAATTCAGGTATATAGACTTCAAATCCTTTACTTATAAATAAATCTCTCATAAGGTAAACTGCTTCTTGAGATTTTAATAATACTTCTTTAAAATTGTATTCACTCATAATTCGTTGTCGTAATAAAGTTTAAGGGAATATTTTTTGCATTGTTGCCTCATAGTTTCCTCATCTACCATCATATCCTCTGGTTTCTTAGCCTGTGCCAAATGATAGGCTTTTACTTTAGATTTTATGTACTCAGCTTTATCAGATGTTATCTTTAGCAACTTTCGTTTCCATAGATAATCAAAGCATTGATAATTTAGGAATCTCCAGTCCTTCTTTGATGTTTTCCAATACTCGGCTTCCTCTCTCATTACTTGTTCTTCATCTACTTGCATAACTATTTGTTTAGGTTCTTCAATTGTTTTGTTTCTTACTTGTACTGCTATCTTCTTATATGCATTCATTACTTCCCCAATTAACTTAGGAGAAAAGTTTATATGATTGCCAATAGTAAACTTATCCTCAGCAAACATCTTAAATGCTACTCCCAGTTCTTTTAGTTTGTATTGTCCGTAAGATTCTATTGTAAATGAAACGCATAGATTAAATATTTGGTTTGTTGGCACTTGCATACCACTCAAAGCAATACAGGTCTTTAGATGCTCTGTTACTTCTATTCTTGAGCATTTGCCAATGTGCATAGATTCCATTGCCTTATAAACCTTTAATTCATCCCTATCCAAGATTTTTAAGTCGTTCCCATTCTCTTTCTGGATAACTAAGTTTTGCGTTATTTGTATAAGTTCCTGATTCATTAGATTCGTTTTTTAGTTTAAATAATCCTTTCCATCCTTTAGCCATAGATTGCTCTATTATTTTAATGGCAGTTTCTTCATACCCATCTGATAAATTAACCAAATCATTTAATGCTGATTGTTCCGATTGAGCAGTCTTGAACTTGAAATTAAATTGTTTATTCTTAAAATCCTTCCAAAATGTCCAATATTTTATAAAGTTTTCTGATTCAAAAGGTAGTATTACCATTTCTTTAACCTTATCCTTAACCATTACCATATCCATAACCATATCCATAGCACCTTGCAAGGGGCTTTCAAGGGGCTTAAAGTTGGCAATTTCATCTTTGTACCTTTCTAAGTTTTTAATAATTCCGATATGTGCTTTGTTATTTTCGTTCAATCCAGAAGGATATTGGAACTCTATAAAAGAAGGAATAAACCATTTAGCACCATTATCTAAAGGAATGATTTTATCTCCAAAAAGTTCAATGGCTTTTTTACCATCTAATTTTTCGCCTATCCTAATTTCAGCAACTTCTATATCAACTTGCCATATCCCTGAATGGTCGCAGTCATCACATACATATAACCAGAGTAGTTTGTATGATGCTTTTAAATTCCTAATGAATGGTTTTTTCCATTTTTCTGTATCCGTAAATCTCTTAGCCATAAAATAAAAAAGCCCCATTGAATCCCTACCAGTCGTTTTGGTAGTTCATCGCAAGGGCAATAAGTTCTTAATAGGATAAACGACATCCTGTTACAAAGATAAGCTATTTTAATGAATATTGGGCTATCTGCTTCTTATTCTCTAGTTTGATAATCTTTGTTTTTATATTCATTCCATCATTCCTTAAATCGTTTATTCGTGATGCTAATCTAAAGCATCCGAATTTACTCAAGGCATCTAATGTAGTTAGCTTTTTACCTTTGTTTAGGTAGTCTGCAATTTGTTTGTTTTGGCTCATAGTTTTTGTTTTTAGATAGTTAATTAAAACGGCAAATCATCTTCGCTTTCTTGTTGGTTTACTGGAGATGCATACTCCATTTTTGTTTCGGCTTTAGGTTTGTAGGTATTTTCTACGATTTGATAATCAGGATGCTTTTCCTCCTTCTTAAAATCGTTTACATACATATCATACTTTTTGCCATCAATAGTAAAATTAATTACTTGTTTACCTGTTTTGGTCTTGTTTGTCCAAGCACCGATTTTTTCTGCTTTTTCCATTTTGTTTTATTTATTGGTTATGTAATTTTTCTTCTGCTTCTCTTAGCATTATTTCTTCTAGTTCATTTTGTTCTTTCTGGTCCTTTGCAATTTCTTCTTCATCTTCTTCCTCATCTTCAAAATCACAATGTTCCATACATTCAGGACAAATTCCTATTTCTTCCATATCGGTTTCTGCTCCGCAGCAAGTACTTATAGCCATATTAATTGTTTTTAGTTATAAAATAATTCATTTCCTCATTCTTAATATCTAAAGCTAATCTTAAAGCTGCGTTTAATGTTCTTAATACATAATTTTCGCTTGAAATAGATGTAGCTTCAATATCCTTAATTGATTTATTTAATTGACCTATCATTAAGTCAATGCTAGGAAATTCATTCATAGTTTTCGTATTGTTCAGTCCAATCATTCATCCTTAAGAATGGCTTAGGCTGGGTTAATAATGGGGTTGATGGGTAATGTTTAGACTTATATTCCTTTAGGTTTTGTCTTGCCTTTTTAAGTTCTTGGTAGGTTTCTTTTACCCAAAACTTATGACAGGAACTAGATTTCCATTCCCAATAAGAAACCAAGTCTCTTAATTTGATTAGTTTTTGGTCAATCATAATTTAGATTTTTTGCTAGTGAATAATGCAGTTATTCCTTCATTCATCAAATCCTTATTCAAAGAATGTAGTTTAGATAATTCATTTAAGTTTTCGCACATATCAATAGCTAGTGTTAAATCTAGTATTGACTTGTGTTTCTTAATAAATACGGATGCAGCTTTCTCTCCAGAGGCATCGGTATCTTTATCAGTTACCAACCCAAGAGCAGCACTTAAAGCATATCTTCTGTAATAGGTTATCCCACTACCAAAAGACTGGTACTCGTTCATTCCCCTAAGAGTAATTTGTGGAATCGTTGCGTTTGACTCAATTGCCTCTCCACTAATAGTGTGAAAGATAATTGTCTTTAAGCCATCCTCAATAAGAAGCTGGGTAAATCCTAGATTGTGCTTCTTGAGTATCGGATTAATTACTTCAAGAATTGTAGGGAAGTCGGCATAGGTGTAGTTATGTCCAGTTGTTCCCTTGTGTATTACAGGGCAGTCTTGCTGAAAAGCAGATAAAGCCTTGTAAATGTTGATAAGTGAGTTTGTTTGTAAGTTAATCATACTATGGTTTTTTGGTAAATAATAATTAAAAATAAGACTATTTTGTGAATAACAAAAATTTATATTAATCTTTTTATTTCATTTAATTCATCCTTTAAATCAGTATCATAATGCAAGTCTAAAGTGTTTTGTATAGTCTTTAAAGAGTGGATAATTGTAGTGTGGTCTCTGCCTACCATATCTGCAATTGCCTTTAATGTTAAAGTTGTGTTATTTTTTATACAATACATTGCTATAAATCTTGCTTTTACAAAGTGCCTTTTACGGCTTTTTCCTTTAATATCCTTTGGTAGTATTTTGTAATATTCTGCAATCTTGTCTATAATTGTTTCAGAATACCTTATCATTTCCTTCGTTGTCAGTCTGTTCTCCTTTTGACTTGGTATTGCCCAGTAGTTCATTGATTTCTAGTTTAATTTTTTTAATTTGGTTTCTAAGCATTTCATTCTCTACCTCTAAAATGTAGTTTTCTCGTAATAATTGGGATTTGGTATTGTCTATGTAACTCATATTAAAAATGTAAAAGGTTTATAGGTAGCATAAAATCTTCGGTAATCTCGTAAAGGTCCAGTATCAAGAAGTGATAAGACTTTAAGATTCTCTTTTGTATTTGGTTCATCCTAGCAATCTTAATAAGGTAGTCATCCTCATACTTGTTCATTAGTTTGATAGGGTTATCCCAAGTTGCTCCTCTCCATTTGATTAGGTCGGTTTCAATACTAGATTGCCTTGCTTGTGCCTTTTTTAAGAGTTCTAGTAAACAGGTTGCTCTTTGGTGTAGTTTAAGTTGTTTTCCTTGATAGATTAATGGTTGCATAGTTTAGTTTTTAGATTCGTAATATTTTTGTACGATAATTGATACTAATTTGCTTGGTGCTAAGTACATCTTTTTAGCTTCGGCATCTACTTTCTTTTTGATTGATTCTGGTAGTCGGATGCAGACTACTTCTTTTTTTTCTACTTTCATAAGGTTAAATGTTTTGTAAGATTCCTGTTACAATAAAGACAAAGATTAAAATAACGATTGCCTGAAAATTCCTGTTTTGTTGGTCTGTCATAATTTAGATTTTTTCAATTGAGATAATGATTTGATTGTTTGCTAGGTCAATAGTCCTAAACTTTACTACAAAGAACTTGGTATCTTCTATTGAATAGTCTAAGAAAATGTTGTCCCCAGCTTGAGGGATAAAGTTCCCATTGTAGGGATAGAAATTTGTGTTGAGGCTTAATAGTGTTTTCATACTAATTTGGTTTAAATTTTAAAATTGTGCGTTGTTCAGACGCACCCCTGACTTCGGGGGTAGTAATTATTTTAATCGTTCCAATTGTCAGTATCTAATGTCCAATAATCATATTCTGATATATTGTCTTTGTGTTTTCCTTTTGCATAATTAAAAGCGTTATTAAAACAATCTGAAACAACTTCATATCTTGTTTCGTATTCGTTTTCCAATCCTGCAAAACTTGTTAAGTAAATAATAAATGTTTTCATAATGTTGGTTTTTGTTTGTTTGATAAATCAAAGATAAACAAAGATTACAATACTAACCAAAAATTATTTAAATTATTTTAGTTAAAATTATGTTAATTAGCATATACTTTGATAATCAAGCAGTTAGGTATTTATCGGTCTAAAATGAGCCGATTATCAGTCATTTACGGCTCAAAGTTGCTTTATTAGGTAACTTTTGTGATTGATAAGTTTACTATTAGAGAACTTGTAACCGAATTGGGAACATTGTACAATGTTTTAGGTACAATATGTAAAATGTTGTAATGGAATTAGGGCAAATATGCTACTGATTTATATAGACTTGTAACAAAATTTGTTAATTGTTGGTAGTCAAACTACGCAAGTGTTCACATTTTTAAACCTTTCACGGATTCGTGAACATCACAAATTGTGATACCCAAATTATAATTTCCTGCATATAATTGTATGATTGATACACTTATTCATACGATAAAGTGTTATTAAAGTAACATATAGGTATTGTTATGTTACTTTTAAGGGATATTATAACATAAGAGCAAAAAAAGGGGGGACAAGTAGAAACAAGTCCCCGCTAAACCATTAGTATATCTGTAACAAATATAAGCAAAACTCCCCAGCTTTTTAGGGCTAGGGAGAACCTATGAACAAGAAAAAACAACCTAAATTGACCCATCTTGTAAAGGCAAGTCAATAGTATCATCTATTTTCCTGTACCCTTCATTCCACAAGACTTTAGTCAAAGTTACACTTTTGCGAATTATGGTTTTTTCATCATCCTTTGGGTTTAGTAAATGTAATATCTCGTGAATCAATATCTCCATCATTTTCTTGCCTTTTAGCCTTTCATCAATCTCTATTACGCCATCACTAGAGGATATGCCGTAAGCCTGTTCCTTACCAAGTTTACGATATATAATTTTGATTCTCACGCTTTAAGCAAGGCTTCATCTGGTCTTTCAATCTCCTTTACTACTATTCTATTGCCACCTCTTATCTTGGCTAACATCTTAGATACTGATTCTACTTCGTTAATCATCTCTTGATACTTCTTTACTAACCAGCTTTCCTGTTCGCTTAAATTAAGTTTATTCCAATTCTTAGGCATTTTCATTTTATTTATCGGTTTTACTATGATATTTGTAGCAAGTATTACATCTATATTGAATCCTTGTTAATCCAGTAGCAGTTACTACTTTATTATTTTTTATTAAATCATCACTTCCACACTCAGGGCAAGTTCCTCTATCCTCGCCAAAAACAACTCCGTAATGTGTCTTAGGCTCTATATGATTCTTTAATTCTGCAAATACTTTCTCTAGCAAAATAACATCCTTTTTGCAATACTTAATCATCTTTTCCATAGCAATTTTATCCTTGTGTAAAAGAATGTCTTTCCACAATGAATATTCGGTCTTTATCTTTTGACCTAAGCCTAAAAAATCTGCTATGTAATTAAGTCTATTTGAATTAAACCTAAACTTTTGTCTTGCTACCTTTAAAGTATCAATGGTTAAATACTTAGGAAACATTGGGATATGATGAAATAAACATCTGGTCCTAATCCAAGCTAAGTCAAATTTGTCGCCATTGTGTCCAACCATTTCCGTAGATAGATTTGCCACCTCAATAAATTTAAGAAGCATTGTCTTATCATTCTGCTTAGAATCCCATTGTAAAGAGTAAACTTCTTTTTCATCTTCCCACTTATAGCAAATGCAAATGATTGCTCGTTCTTGAATAATGTTTGAGTAATCTATGTTCTTTTTATATCCAGCCTCCCAGAACAATCCGATGTTTGGACTTGTTTCTATATCAAAGAAAAGTCTCCTGCGTTTTGTACGCAGTTGTGGAGTTGCCATATTTTAGGTTTTTGTTATGCTAACGAATCACGAATCAAGTCTGCTTCTGCTTCCCTTCTCACTACTAAACCATCTAATCCTTTGCCTTCCCAATGTCTCTTACTGCTCTCTATTGCCTCTGCTATTCCATCATAGTCTTTGTTCTTAACCATCTCTACTATTCGCTTCATCTCAATCCTAGAATCGCCTTCTAACTTATTGCCTCTATTGTAAACCATAGAAACTAATGCACCCTGAGTGTCCTCGTTTAACAATTCTAACTCTGGATATATCTTCTTAGTCATCTTAAAATACTTAGGTACTGAACACTTAACGAAAACTTCGTATGCCGTATTGTATGATATTTTAACTTGCATCAATTCCCCTCTTAGCATTTGCTTTGCTTGTATGCCTTTAAGTCCAATAGTCTTTCTTAATGGCTCTAAAAAGTTAGGTGTAAGCATATTACCCCAGTCTTGAAAGAACTGCTTTTCGTTTACAAAACCACAATCATAGCCCATCCCAATAGTTATTCCTGATTCGCCACCTGCCCAAATAGGGCTTTGTAATTTTTTATCATAGTATGCTCTACCTCCTACCTCAAACTGGATAATAAGGTCTATTGCTTTTTTACTTAACATAACTTGCCATTATAAAGAATATTAATAATACAAACCAAAGCACTAAGGCTACTCTAAGGATTGCTTTTTGTTTCATTTTGAGAATTTATCTATTGTTGTAGTTCCCATTGCAGCAATACAAATTACCATTACTGCATCTACTAATTTATCACTAGGTGCTATTTCTAAATGACTAAATGAATTAGCTATTAAAGTAATACAAAGAAATAAAGCACTTAATAAAGCAATCACTCTCTTAGTGCTTATGCTTCCTCTTTCATCACTAAGTAAATTTTTTACCCATTCCATATTTAAAGTTTTATAAATTGTAAAATGATTATAAAGATTAAAAGATATTTCCCTATTTCTTTTGCTTGGTCGGTTTTTTCGTGGTCTTGGGTTCTATAATTGGTAAGTTCTCTTGCAGCTTCATACCTAACTTTCCATAGATAGATAGAATCAGTTTTCTCAAATATTTTTTTATTAAGTTTTGCATAGTTTAAGTTTGAATTGATTATTGAATCATTTAATTTAACAATTGAATCGTTGTAGTTCTTGTATAGGTTGTTTATGTTGTTTGCTTGGTCAATAGTTATTATGATAACAGAATCAGCACCTATTCTTTTACTTCTTGGGTATTGGCAATAAGCTGAATGAACTTCCAGTATCAATAGCAATAGAATCCAACCTAGCTTTAACCTCATTTAATTCACTTTTTAAATTGTTAATATTATTTATAGTGTTAGTAATTATTTTCTTTTCTTTTTTAGATGCCTCTTTTTGAACTAAAGATGAATTAACATTGTTTTCATTTACTTTATTAAGCAATAA